TCGTAGTGGAATAGGTGTTGGCGGAGATGTCCTCGACATTCCAGCCGGGACGAGCGCCGGTCACCACGAGCTTCACCGTGGTATCACTCTCGGGCTTCGTACCGATCAGTGTAAGATCCAGCGTGTCAGTAGCGCTTGCGACCGCTCGCAGGTCCAAATCGCCACTGGAGGCTGTCACTGTCTCGTCCTTGATGAGACCGCTGACCGTGGCGTGTCTGGTGTACTTGGACTTCCAACCCGTTGCCGGGATCGTAGCCGAGTACAGCTTCGACACAGCCTCCGCCGCGATCTTCGGGAACGTGACGGCGGCATCGGCCAAGTTACCGGTAGACACCGTGATCGGATCGGCACCGTCGGCTGCGTGACGCGCCGCATGTGCGTTGATAGTCGGGGGATAGATCGCATCGAAGTACGTCTTCAGCGCTGCCTTCAAAGCCATATAGCTCAGCTTCCTTGCAGCAGCCTCGGACAGATCGTACAGCGGAATAGAGTCGCCGTCAGCAACCTCCGCCTCCATAGCAGGAAGCAAGGCCGTTCTGGTCTGCTTGTCCGCCAGCAGAGTGTTCGCCTCGGTCTCGGTGTAATACCGATCGTCATGGTCGTGAACAGCAGGCGCTGCGCCAAGGTTGGCGGGTGTGACATCCGTACCCAGCTTGGCAAAAGTTACGGAGCCGTTCTTGTACTTCGCCGTCTCGATCGAGTTGTCGGGCAGACTACCGGTAGCCATACCGGCGATCTGACCCTGCACGTTCTCGATGGCCGCCTGCACGGTGGTCGAGTCGATCTCAGCCGTAGCCGAGAATGGCACCTCAGCAGCAGCAAGCGCGTCCAAGAAGTTGTTGAACGCAACCTGCATCTCCGTGAACAGGAGCTGAAGATCCGCACGAACCTGCGCCTCCGAGTTCTCATAGGTAGAGAAGTCGCTGGCATTGCGCCAGTCTTTTGTATAGTTAAGTTTATAATTACTAAGGGCCACTATCTAAGCCTCCCCTGATAATTGTAGAAAATCTGCGCCGAGACAATGGAAAGATCCTGCCCGGCGATGTTGTTGTCTAGCTGCATCGTGAAGTGCTTCACCCTCCGGCACATAGGTCTCCGACGGAAAACCGCGCCGAATCCCGTGCCCGCGAGATTACGGAAGCTCAGATCACGGGGGACCAGCCGCCACGCAGAATGGGACAGATCCGTCAGGTCTTCCCTGCTTTCGTAGTCCGTAATGTACGTCAGCTTCGTGACTGAGTCAGTATCCGGTCGGAGACTGAAGATCACACTGTTCACGTTCTTCAGCCGATCATAGCCGCCGAAGAACTGTACCGTGAACCGGAAGCTCTTATCGATCGGGCCGTCGTAGTCTCTCCAGTACCGGTTGAACTTGGTCAGCCTGCCCTCGTCGTTGATATGCCACAAGTTATCCATCTCGGAGGCAAAGGCCACCGCGTTGATGTTCGTGTAGAAGTACCACGAGGGAGTCTTATAGTGGGAGTTCTCGTAGTCCCACAGCCAAGCATGACCCTTCGTCACCAGCCAGTAGTGCTTGTTGTCGTCGACGGAGCAGATGACCTCACCTGTCCGAACGTCGTCCAGCAAGGTGAAGGTACTGAACGAACTCTCGTTCACCTTCAGCGAGATGCACTGGATGTTGTTCTCATATGCGTAGGACGAATCCTTCAGGATATGGACACCCTGCTCGGTGTTGCACCACACAAGGTTGTTGTCGATAAGCTGAATAGACCAAGGAAGGTCACAGCCGATCCTGTCATTGATCGCCATGTACGGCATATCTACCGTTACTCGGCCGTCGATCTCCTCAGTGTTCTGCTTCGCTCTGCCGATCGAGTGCTCCTTGAACACGACCAGAAAGCTCTGCTGTTTACCGAAGCCGGTGATCATGTCGTCCGTGTCGCCGGCAAGCTGATAGTTGCTGACCGGGAAGTACGTGGCGTCCATGACGATGTGGTTGCCGTTCCAGAAGAAGGCGTTGGGCTGCGCAGGGCAGCCGCCCATGACTACACAGAGGTCACCCGTGCCGCCGTACGTAATGGCGTAGGGGCAATCCATGACCGCGTTGTAGGCGTCCTCGTTCGCCTTGGAGTAGATGATCTCCACCGTGTTGTTCGTCGGAGGATCGGTAACGGGAGGAGCTTCCTCAAACGTCACCGTGCCAGCCTCGAGATCCACCGTGTAGTCGACGAGCTCTTCCAAAACCTCGCCGTCAACCTTGACCGAGACAACGGAGTCAACATCCGTCACCGGGAGATGATACAGAACCACATCTTCCTCGGCGTTATACTTCACCAGCTTCTTCGGCTGGATTCGGTTCTCCGGCTGGTAGAGATAGCCGGAGCCGGTAGACGGAGCCGCGTTGATCACTAGGGTCGGGACGTAGCCATCCACAGCCGAAGCCGAGAAGGTTTCATTCTCAGCGTCGAAGGAGATCTTGAAATACCCGCCTCTTGTCTTATAGAACAGGTCGTCGTAGTAGTGGAAGAACGTACCACGAACCTCGGGGACGCCGTCGTACACTTCGGTATACTCAGGCTCCTCTTCCGACGGATCGATGCTGTACAGCTTAGTACCGATGTGAACGAAGAGGTGGTCATGGAAGGGGCGATCGTACATCGTGTATCCAACGCCGAGATCTTCCTCTTCCGTTACCCACTCCTGCCCTTCCCTGCTGCACAGAACACCCTCGCGCCAGATCAGGTTGCGCATAGCCGGGCTCTCTTTGTTGGTCAGCCGGAACTCAAGATCGTTTACGTTCAGCCCACCGTTCAACTCGAAGAAGTTTACTGTGTACTCTGTCTTCGGGTCGGGCATGTGGGCCATGTTCACATATGCCACGGCTTACACCCCCGGGATATTAAAACCAAAGTAGGCGTCATCAACCATGGAATACTCCGTGGTGATGGGCTCGGTGATGCGGCTCATTCTGGTCTCGAACGCATTGTAGAGCGCGGAGTACCGGAAGGGATCATCGTACAGGACGAGCTGGGCCGCGATGTAGTAAGGAAGCGCCGCATGGGTATCGGGCGTATTGTCCAGCTCCACGTCGTCTGCGGGCTCATCCTCAAGCCTCTCAGGATACCGATAGTACTCCACAAGCATCTCATCCAGATTGGGAACCCGCCTCGGGATGAGCAGCTTATTGTTCGCGTAGATCTTGTACCAGTGGAAGCGCTCGTACACGGTCTGGTGATAACCCATCGGCTTAGGCCAGATGAGACCGCCGTTGTGCATGCGCCAGAAATTATCTGGCAGCGTATACAGCCGATCGCCGTTCGGCATCTCCTCATACGAGAGGTCCGTCAGAGGAACCATCTCGGGGATACGCTTGACGGTCGTGGCAATGTAGATCATGCCGTCATTCGCAAGCCCGGGGATCATACGAAGATAATCGGCCTGATTATTATAGGTCGGGGGGATCTCGTTGCCGGCGATGCTCTCAGAGAAGATGAGCTGCATGACCTGCTTTTTCAACTGTCCGTAAGTCATATATCAAACTCCTTTTTTCAGAGTAGCGGGGTTCTGGAGTTACACCAGAACTGGCCGGGAAGGAGGAAAACCCGAGCATCCCACTGGGGCCCCGCGTCAAAAGAACCGAGCTCCAAACTAAAGCCAGCCATATAGACCGGCCTTCTCAACGCTCGCTCGGTTGGTTTGCGAATCGTTCTTATTCGTGCGCACTCCTGTCGTTACGGGCCAGCTGTACCCTCGGCAGTAAAGATGATTCACAGCGTTTCCATAAGGGGCAAATCATCACTCGTCAGTTACGAATACCGGATAGCCGTCTTCACTGTATGTTATGTAATCTCCGGTTGCCCTATTGGGAAAGCTCACGAAAGTGGCATAAAACCCTCCATCCGTGGAACCACACGATACTAAAGGACGATAATCGCCACCCGGATAATCGCCACCCGCCGCAAGCTCCCACACAAGCGGTGCCGCCGCGTTGATTTCTGCCCAAGTTTTGTCGAGAGTACCATCGGTGTCATGCACAATCAGCGCACCGGAACCACCGCCGCCTCCACCGCCAGAGGGAGTACCATCGCTGATGATCTTCACCCACTCCGCGTTCTCGCCGTCGAAGCGATAAGTGTCAACGACACCGGACTCGGGGTTGATCTCCTCCAGCATGGAACCGTTGGCGATGCCGGTCACGGGTTTCTCATCGGTGGGAAGACAGAAGCCACGGACATAGCTGCCGAAGTCAGTCTGGATAACTTTATCAAAAGTTAACATGTTAACTCTCCTTTACAGAGGGTAGAGCCCTACCGATAATCGGTAGGGCTCTTTTTAGTTCACCGGCGAGATTAACCGCCGATGTTCAGGATAGCATCGCCAGAGCCGAGAGGCTTGTTGGCGCTATCGACGTCGACCACGCGGATGTACTTGTGGCCGGAAGTGGGGGTGATCTCCAGACCGTTCGCGGTCAGCTCGGTCCAGTTGGCCGTGGTGATCGCCGAGCCAGCGGTGACGGCGGTCAGACCGGCCTGAGTCGCAGCGGTCATGTAGTACCACTTCGCGCCTTCCTTGACACCGTTGACCACGATGGTGGACTTATTGGTATCGGAGGCGGCAGTGATGACCTGCAGCACCTTGATGGCGCTCTGGCCACCGTGGTAGTACACGGCGTTGGACTTCTCGTTCAGGATGAAGCAGTCGTAGATGAAACGACCCTCGACCAGCCACCCGGAGATGCCGGGAGGATTGTCGTGGATCTTGTACTCCTCGAGCTGCTTGGGAGCGGTAGCCGCGATGGGATGGGTGATGATGAAGGCAGCGCCGGCGGGCAGACGGCTGGAGGGGACCTTAACGATCTTGCAGCCATCGACTTCGCCGATGACACCCTTCAGGATCATCTGCTGGGACTGATCACTGTACTTCATGAACGCGGGGTCCTGCTTGAGCAGGTTGGCGAACTTGTAGGTGCAGAAGGCAACACGGCCCTGATCGGGGACGTTGAAGTTGCCCAGCTTCTCCATGCCGTCCAGGAAGGCGGCGTACGCGTTGGCGGAGGTCAGCGCGGTGGAGGCATAGTTGCCGTTGGCCTGGGCAGCGGCGGCGAGGGTCTTGAAGACGTAGGTATCGAACTCAGGGACCCAGACTTCACGCAGCTGACGGCTCAGGGCCTTGCCAGCGTCAGAGACCATCTCGGACTGGAGTTTGTCGCCCTTGTCGATAATGAAGGTAAACGCACGATCCTTGGCAACGGTCAGGGTCTGCACGTTGCGGGAGAGATCGGTGGGGGTGCCGTAACGGTTGGAACCGCTGCGGGAGTAGTCCGTCATGGGGACCACAGGGATGGAATAGACCTTGAAGGTCTTGTCGCCCTGGAACTTATAGTTGTTGTTCAGAGCGAGCATAGCCTGAGACTCACGAGCAAAACGCTCGTCGACCTCAGTGAGGTATCTGGTAGCAAGATTCTGTCCACCAGCCATAGATATCACGTTCCTTTCTTATGGCTCACGGACAGCAGCCTGTCAAAGGCCGGTCTTACCAGTCTTCGGAATTGAAGCCTTTGAGAAAAGGATCATCCGCCTTGGTGTCGGTGGCGCCTCCCTTGGAGACCCCACGGACCGGCGCTCTTGCGGCCGCGTCCGCATTCTGTTTCAAAGTGTTCTTCTCCTTGCGGAGAGCGGTTTTCTCGGCTTCATCTGCTTTGTCTTTATAGGAGGCGTAGGCCTGGACCAGGGGGACGCCATTCTTCACGCAGTCATCTACAACTTCCTGCGGCAGCGGCTGGCCCTTCAGCTTAGGAAACGCACGGAGCAGTTCGGTGACCTCAACTCTAAAGTTGCGGCCCTCCTGCTCTTTCGCCTCAGCTGCGGGCTCAGAGGGGGTATCGTCGTCCTCTTTCTCAGCCGGAGTGTTCTCCCTCTCGTGGATGCGCCTCGTGACCATGTCGCGGGCAACCTCGGGATGAACATTCTCCGCCGTAAGTCTTTCGACCTCGGAATCGGTGTAGCTTTTCTCTGCGGCGTCGAGCATCGCGTCCACGGTGTCGTAGCCAAGCATCCGTGCCATGCGCTCAGACTTTTCGTACACCGGCGACATCTTCGCCAGCTTGGCCTGTACGCGGTCTGTCACATGCGCCTTCTGATAAATCGTCGGCAGATCATTCTCGTCCAGCTCCACGTCCTGCGTCTTGTGATCGATCTGTGCGCTGAACTTCAATTTGGGGCGGGGTTTCTCTTCCTCAGTGTCGACAGTGGTAGTGTCTTCTTCGGTTTCTCCCGCAGACCCTTCGTCATCGGTCAGTCCCTTGGTGAGGAACTGCTCAAGGTTGAAGTCTTCCTCTGCTTCGGCAGGTTCGGCACCGGTGTCGCCCTCGGACGCGTCCGCCTTCGAGCCACTCCCAGTCCACGAATCTACGTCAAAGATGTCGTCTCCGTCTGCCCAGCCGTCCGGCAGCATCTCGTCATCTTCATTCAGAGTGAGGTCTTTGTTTTCTTCTTTCATGGTTCGTTTCCTTTCATGGTGAGAAAGTATTTTTTCGCAGCGCATTCGCTGCGGATGGTGCCTCCGGCAGGACTCGAACCTGCAGGCATTACCTGCTTTTGAGGCAGGGGCGTCTACCATTTCCGCCACAGAGGCATATGCAAAGAGCACCTCCGAAGAGATGCTCTTTGATTCTTTATAGCTGTTGCTGATTTACGAGCGCTCGCTGTGCTCGTTCGGGAAGATCGTTATAAATCGACTGAATCCTACCCGGCATGGAGGATACAGTCTTCGCTGCGTCGAGGGCACCACCTACGCTCGGGGCGCCGGCGGGACGTCTGGCTTTCCCAGGCGCATCACGGGGCGGTTCCTCGGAGCCCATGGGAGGCGTCGGAAGCTCAGCGTTCTGCGCCGCCGCTTCCTCAGCCTGCTGCTGGGTCATCCGCTGCTTGATCGCATCGATCAGCTCCTGCTTTCTCGGGATCAGCCGGTCCGGGATACGCTCCAGGTAATCGATGATCTCCAGCGTACCGTCACGCCGCAGGTTGTCCAGGGTCTGGACCATCGCGATCTCGGAGAACCGGGTCGTCGCACCGACCTCGACATCGACGTTCAGATACAGCTTCTTGAGCTGGCGGAAGTCAAACTCCTCCAGGACCTTACGCTGCACCGTCCGGGTCTTCATCTGACCGGTCGTCGGGTCGATGATCGGGGCGTCAGCGGAGTCGTTCATGGTCTCCGTGAAGTCCCTGGTCCTGACCAACGGACGCTTGCCGTAGTACGTGCCCATCATGTCCAGGAGGATCGCACCGATGCTCTCCATCCACTCGTGCAGGATCGCACGGGGATTCTCCAGAGGCACCTCAGACGAGCTCTGCAGCACCATCAGGGCGGAAGTGTTATCGAGACGGAGGTTGCCCATCTGGGCGTCCGTCGCGCCGAGACACTCCTTCGTATACTCCATGACCTTATCGATGGCCATGACGATCTGGTTGGACATATCGGCCGGCTGCAGCACAGTAGCCACAGACCGGAGATCCTGGCCGGGCTGCATGCCATGCACACCCAGGGCCACACCGATGTCGTTGTTCCACTGGGAGATCAGGTCCGCGTTGAACACCGTTTTCGGGAAGCTCTGCAGCTGCAGGTGCCGGAAGATCATCGCCCACATGGAGTTGATGAAGATCTGGTTCGGCACGATACCAGTGATCAGAGCACGGCCGTGGTACTGGTTCTTCTGCCGCTCCCAGTTGCCCCAGGCGATCGGGTAGCGGGTGAGGCCGGTATCGACGTCCTCGAAGATGTTGCAGTTCTTCGTGGCCTTCGTGACATGTACAGTCGTTACCAGGCGCTTGACATCCTGCGTCTTATAGATGGGCTCGCCGGTGGCGGAAAGGACCTCGTTGCCGTCAGCATCCGTCTCGGGAACCGGATCACCGTTTTCGTCGAGAACATTCTCGCGAAGCGGTTCCCCGTTCTCGTCCTTCTCCGTCTCTTCGGTGGTGACCTTGGTGTACATGTAGATGTACAGGGCCTTGCCGTTCTTGTCGTCGGACGTGATCAGCTCGGTCCGGCCGCCGATGGCCGCCTGGTACTCGAAGTCAGAGTCAGACTGGATGGTAGCCCGCTCCATATCGCTGGCAGCGGTACCACCCTTCCCGATCCCGTTCTTCAGCTTGCGGAATCGTTTGGCCTCCCACTTCAGGTTCTCCACCGTATCACGGCCAATGATCAGGATGTAGGGCTGGGACTCAACATCAGGCGTGTTCGGGTTGCCGAACATGACGTTGATACCGTCGACCAGCTCCATCTCGATCTCGCCCCTGTGGGAACCATAGGCGCCGCCGTACGGCAGGGCGTCGGGGTTCCAGTAGAAGTGGGCGCAGTAGTCGCCGGACTGCGCCCCGTCGAACAGGGCGTCGCGAATCCGGTAGTCCATCTTCAGCTTCTGCAGCAGATTCTTGACCTCCGCGTTCGCGTACACCGCAGCATTGGTCTCAGGATCTGCCTGGTTCTCTCCGTCGTAATACGCCAGAGGCTCGAAGCTGATCGTGGTGGCAGAGGAAGTCAAGCTCGCCACGAACAGCGAGGTGATCCTCTTGATGATGTTGAACACCGGTCGGGACAATCGACTCATCGCACGGCTCATCGGGATGTGCAGCCACTGGTTGCCGGCGAAAAACTCGATGTTGGTGTTCACAGTATTGTAAAGGTTGGGAGTCAGCTGGTTGTTGTAAGCTCTGCCGAGCTCGTAATACTCCCATGCCTTTGTCTTGTTGTTTCCTTTATCCCTCATTCTTTGTCACGCTCCGATGAGAAATTCACCAGGCCGTAAGCGACATCGGCGTTATAGCCGACCAGCTGCCTGAAAGCATCCTGTTCGGCCTGCAGCTCACGACGCTCACGCAGGGCCCGCTCGAGGTCAGTCTCGGGCTCCTCTTCTTTCGGTTTGGCTCCTATCGAGAAGGGGGCCTTCTGCCCCACGTAAACGCCAAGGAAAAAAGCACCAATACCAAAAAGAAAGCCAGCAATTCCATAGATAAACTCCATTCAATCCTCCTTGACCAAACGGGCCAGCACCGCACCGATCTCGATCTCCTCTCGCCGTGCGGCACCGTGCTCCGTGAACGATACATAGACAGACCCCAGTCCGCCGGCCGGGACCAGAGCGACGTAGCCGTGGCTGAGCCAGCACAGGGCATACCAGTCGACTGCATTCTCTCCGTAGTCCTCCCATCCGGTACACAGGGGTCCTCTTCTCTTCAACTTAAACACATGCCCGGTATCATCACCGGAGTATGTCTTCACCTGGACCCGCAGCAGCTGACCGTTCAGATCGACCACCAGGTCCGCCCCGTTATCCACAAGCGGGGTATACACAGCATATCCGCGCCGAAGAAACTCTTCAGCGACGATCAGCTCTCCACGAGCGCCTATCGCTCGGTTCCCTAACTCCAAATCGAATTCGCTCCATACGGATCAAACAGTTTATCCGGGTCGTTGAACGCTTCCTCGACCGCCTGCTCACGAAGCTCAGCCTCCGTAACCACCGGCGCCTCAAACTCACCGGGAGAATAGATCATCCTCTGCAGCGCCTGGGACGCAGCGTCGACCATGTCGTCGTGCCGGCCGTTGGGAAACGCCGAGAACTGATCAACGAAGGGCTCTACCCACGCTGCCTTCTCCGGCGAAGGGAGATATACGTGGCCGGACTCGATCGCAGCAGACACGGCATTGACACGCGCCACCTTGCCGCCCATCGGATTGACCGGTATGCAGTACATCTCTCGCTGCAGGGTTTGAATGATCGCCGAACCATTTGCCTTGTCCTCTATCAAGACGGTCCTTGCCCTGGGATACAGGAGCGCGACCGAACGGATGGCCTCCAGTGTCCCGGGGAAGTCCAGGTGTTTATTCAGGCAGTACCGCAGATAGTAGTCCTGCCGACTCTTGCCCCAGACCTGGATCGACACATAGTCGTTCTGCTCCCCGCTCTTAAACGCGGCGTCGACAGAGATGACCTCCGTGCCAAACATCCTGGGCTCGCTCGGATCATAAAATCTCCACCAGTCTCGGTGGATCAGGTTGCCGGCCTCGACTCTGGGCGCACACTGATACAACGCGGTCCAGGCTCGCTGCCCGCCACGAGGATCATTGATGTAGCTCTTCTTAAAGTCCGCCAGCCACGCAGCGTCTTTCCCCAGCTCAGGACACAACGGCTCACCGACTGCCCGTCCCAGCGGATCATCCTCCTCCGCTTCGACCGGGAGCCTGAGTAGCTGAGCATTCGGTTCGTTGACCAGCACTCGCGCCGCCAGATCGTCCTCATGCCACGGGGTCATGATGATGATCACCTTCGCCGCAGCAGCGAGTCGGGACTTGATGGACGACTGCCATTCATCCCATACCCGCGCCCTATAGGTAGGACTGTCTGCTTCCTGCTGGTTCTTCACCGGGTCATCGATAATAACCAGGTTGGCCGGGTTACCGGTGATACCAGCCATAATGCCACGGCTGATGAGCCTCCCCTTACCGCCGGACATCTCGAACTCGGCGGCCCTGTCAACCGCGCCTACGGTGACGTTGAACAGGTTCGGGCCAAATGCTTTGATCTTCTCCTTGTTCCGCCGGCAGAAACGCTCAGCGAAATCACTATCGTAGCTGGCCAGGATCACATTGTCATTCGGTTTTCGGCAGAGGTACCAGCTGGGGAGGGTCTCGGTGACCGTGATCGACTTGCCGTGCTGAGGCGGCGTCTCGATCACAAGGATGTCGTAGGCGTGGCCGGTCTCTGCATCGAGGAAGTCCTGGACCTTCATCGCGATATACTCAGACATCCGTGTTCGTTTCCACGCGGCTCCCTGAGAATAGGCTAGGTATTCGGAATAGAATCGCCGAGCCAGCTCTCTGCGAGCCAGCTCGGCGACGAGAAGTGTTCTCTTTTCTTCCTCTGTATAGACGATCTCTTCCATAGATTATGTTAACCACCTTTTTGGGAATTTCATTTGGGGCCAGCCACCATGCGATGGCCAAGCCCCCACCCCCAAAAGGGCGATCGGGTCAGGTCTCCTCCGGCGTATCGGGCGCGGAGATGGCCAGGGCTTTCAGCTGATCATCGGTCAGCTTGCTCAGATCGAGCGTCTCGAAAGGCTTGTCATCCATATTCCCGATCGCGACATTGTCAACGGGCTTCTGACCGCTGGTGTCACGGAGGAATCTGGCTGCATCGGTGTCCCCGGATCTTGCCCGCTTCAGCTGAGCGAACAGGATCGCAGCCGCTTCGGTCTTTTCGACGCCACGCTTGGCCAGTTCTTCACGGAATTCGTCCTCGGTGTCCAGGCAGGAATTCAGTAAATCGCGGGCCAGCTCGCGCATGGCTTTCTTCTTCTTGCGTACCTCGCCGCTCTTCTTCCCTGCTTCACTGGACTTGGCCAGGAATTCCTCACGCGAGAGGGTATTCTGGATCAGGTTCTTGTGAATGTTCGGGTTGTGCAGGTACGGACTGGGCTTATCAGAAGGCATATGCTCACCTCCCATTGTAATCAATTTGTAACATATTTTTAGACCAGTTGGTAACGAGTGAAAATCATTATATATATAAGGATATGTAGTCCCCCCACCCCCGAAAGGGCGACACGGGCCTATACTATTATAATTTCGCGCAGGGGGGAGGGGGGTCCTCGCAGCCTCAAAAAATTTCGAGGCCCCGCGCCGCAGCGCCGGACGGAAAGCCTCGGCCGCCGGAGCAGCAGCGCCTTCCTATTAGAATACAAACGGCAGGCGGTTCGGCTAACCGTCTGCCTAGTTCCCCGCAATCCATTGCGGCGCAACAGGTTGCGGCCTCATCTATAGATCAAGTGCAACATCAAGTGCAACATCACAGCACCGGAGCCTGCTGCCTCAGCCACTCGGCCACGGCAATCTCCACCACGAGGTCGGGTCCGATGTGCAGCGAGGCAGCGACCTGCTGCACCGCAGCCTCGGTGCCGGAGGTGAGGGTGTAGCCGGTCGGCGCTGCGGGTTTCGCTGCCGCCTTTGCTGTGCTCCTGCTGTGGGTTGTGGTTGGCTTTTGTGACGATGTCATCTAGTTTTCCTCTCTAGGTTTCCTAGTTCTTCTGAGGCTCTCGCCTAGTGTAACAATAACATACCTACATAGTGACATTCAATGACATCTTTCCCCCGGATGAAAAAATTTTTTGTAGCCGCAAGTCGTTGCACCGCAACGGATTGCGGCATTCTTGCGAAAAGAATTACGGGTTTCCCGTAAAAAAGTGTTGACAAATACGGGCCGCCCGTGGTACCTTATCCTCAGGATACGGTACAGCCGTAACCCGCCGGGCCACCGGCATCTTGATTTAGGAGGTACACATCATGAAACGCATCAAGAGCCTGAACGGCTACACCATCTACGAGGCGGTCACCGCCCGCGACGCCGACAACTACAACTGCGAGGTCGGCAACTTCAACATCTACCTGAGCACCGACATCCGCGACTTTGGCCTGACCAACAGCTACCCCGAGTACGACAACGTCGACTCCCTCGCCGTGGCTCTGGCCATGTGCAGCGACTCCCACTACGGCGTCGCCGTCGCCCTCGCCGACGAGCTCAGCGACTCCACCATTCAGGACATGGATCTGACCCTCGAGATCGAGCGCCGCCTCGAGTCTGGCGAGGCGCTCAACACCATCCGCCAGTGCTACGACCGCGAGACCGGCCGCCTCTACTCCTCCATCTCCGAGGCCATCAACGCCGGCTACGACCCCTTCATGGATGAGCTCTCCGCGCTCGACTCCGACCCCTACGACGTGCTCGGCGACTCGGCCGAGGGTTTCGACCCTGACGGGCTGCTCGACGACGGCGACTTGGAGGACGTGCTCGAGGCTGCCATGGCCGAGCCC